CTAATGGCTGGTACTGTCGCGTAGATAAGGCAACTGGAGAACTTCTAGATCCTAAATATCGCGAGAAGGATACTAAGACAGAAGAGTTTTGGAATCCAGTATTTGAGAACTCTGACTTCGAGGAGTTTATCAAAAAACAATATACGATTGGACATAAGTCTCTCGTAGATATGGATGAGATTGCTACCGCAGAATGAGGAATTTAAAATCAATACAAGAAGAAAAACCAGAAAGAATACGAGATTTATCTAATCAGGGATTCACTTTTATGCAAATACATAAAATGACTGGGTTCAGCAAAGGTACTTTATCTTATCATCTAAGTGAAGGTCAAAAAGAAAAAACCAAACAAAGATTGAAAAAAAATAAACCCAAAAGTCTTCAAAAAAAACGAGACTGGCATCTTGAACTAAAATCAAAAACTCCTTGTTCTCATTGTGGTGTTTTAGTACATCCTCGTGCATTGGATTATCATCATTTAGATCCCAGCAAAAAAAAACTTGCGATTAGTGTAATGATGAGCGGTAATTGGTCAATAAAAGCTGTACAAGAAGAAATTGATAAGTGTATTCCTTTATGTGCAAACTGTCACAGAGTGGAAGAGAGTAAAACGTGAAAGAAAATGTTGATTATGAGTTAGTTCCAACAGGAGAAGACGCATGGCACGTAAGATTTCTAGAAGGTGAGTTTCCCGAAACGGTTATAAAGTATGGGGCATTGGCCCCAGACACCACCACGGATAATGTCAAATTCTCCTTTGAAATAGTATCTACACCAGATTCTTTTCTATCAACTGAAAATACCGCTTTACAAATGTTTGCAGGTGATGTATTATATAACATAATAGAAACATCTGATTCGAAGGAAAAGAATGTCAAACAATCTTAATCAACTTGTTATCAGGAATATTCTGAATAACGAAGAATACACTCGTCGTGTACTACCGTTTATACAACCAGAATATTTCGAAGGCGTGTACTCACAACTCTTTAAACAGGTTGCGAAGTATGTACACAAGTATAATTCACTTCCGACTATAGATGCGTTCAAGGTACAACTTGACGAAACAGATTCCCTCTCCGACGAACAGTTCAGACATGCTCAAGAAGTATTGCCTGAACTGTTCAAAGGGGACGAATCTGATCTAGCTTGGTTACTTGATACTACTGAACAGTGGTGTCAGGATCGTGCTTTGTTCAATGCGGTGATGGAGTCTATCTCTATCATTGATGGTAAACACAAGGATCTGAGTAAGAATGCATTACCAGACATCTTGACAAAGGCACTGGGTGTCTCGTTTGATACGAATGTGGGACACGACTATATCGCAAGTGCCGAAGAACGATACGACTTCTATCATAGAACCGAAGAACGTGTTGCATTTGACCTAGACTATTTCAATAAGATCACCAAGGGTGGAGTGCCTAAGAAAACACTCAATATCGCACTTGCTGGTACTGGTGTTGGTAAATCGTTGTTCATGTGTCACTGTGCGGCCGCAAACCTTACAGACAATAAGAATGTACTGTATATCACTATGGAGATGGCAGAGGAACGTATCGCAGAACGTATAGACGCAAATCTATTGAACATACCCATAGATCAGATAGAAAACCTTTCGAAGAACATGTTTGCTGAGAAAGTAAATGAAATCAAAACAAAAACTAATGGTCAACTGATCATTAAAGAATACCCCACTGGTGCAGCAAACGCCAATCACTTTCGTGCATTATTAAATGAATTGAAACTGAAGAAGTCGTTTGTTCCAGATGTCATCTATATTGACTACCTAAATATTTGTTCATCAGCAAGGATGAAAGCAATGGGGGGATCGATCAATTCATACACGTACATTAAAGCAATCGCAGAAGAAATGCGAGGACTTGCAGTCGAATTTGACTTACCGATCTTCTCTGCAACGCAAACGACAAGGAGTGGTTTCTCTTCGAGCGATCCTGGCCTTGAAGACACCAGTGAGTCTTTTGGATTACCCGCAACTGCCGATTTCATGTTCGCACTAGTATCATCAGAAGAACTGGATTCTCTCGGTCAGATAATGGTCAAACAATTGAAGAATAGATACAATGACTTGAACACATATAAACGTTTTGTTGTCGGGGTAGATAGATCTAAGATGCGACTGGTTGACGCAGATGAAAGTCAACAGAACCTAGTAGAAGATAAACCAGCATTTGACAAATCTGACTTTGGTCAGGGACAAGAAGCAGAAGACGATAAATTTAGGGATTTCAAACTATGAAAGCACGACTAATCGCATGTACACAGGCATACAATGCCATAGGACTAGAATCCGCACAGGATTTAATCGCATACTGTGCAAGGGTATCTAATCCTGCAAATCAAATGAATACAGAAACCAGTGAGAAACTAATCAAGTATTTGATTAAACACAAACACTGGTCACCTCTAGAGATGGCAAGTGCGACTATGGAAGTAGAGACTACACGTGATATTGCACGTCAGTTGTTACGTCACAGATCATTCTCGTTTCAAGAGTTCTCACAGAGATACGCAGATCCTACTAAGGAGTTAGACTCCACGTTTGTTCTTAGAGAAGCAAGACTTCAAGATGATAAGAACCGACAGAACAGTGTAGAAACCGATGACAGTAGGCTGCAAATGTTGTGGTCTGCACAACAGAACAAAGTGATACAAGCATCCAAAGAAGCATACCAATGGGCGATAGCTAATGGTATTGCCAAAGAACAGGCAAGATCAGTTCTACCAGAAGGTAACACTAAGTCTACATTGTATGTTAACGGTACATTACGTTCGTGGGTACATTACATAGAATTACGTTCCGCAAATGGAACACAGAAAGAACATATGGAACTTGCAATCGCATGTGGTAAAGCAATTGCAGAGGTATTTCCGTTGGTAAAGGAGTTATAATGGCTGAAGTCGTAATAAAGAATAAGAAACTATTGAAACAACTAGATCAATTTACTGATATATTTTTTGGTATAGATGGATACGATGATAAAAAATATTGGGTTCGTGATCCACATGATGCGGCAACGAACGGTGAGTTATATTGTAGTGATGAATACTTGAAGAAACAAATGGCGTTAGGTGATAAACATACAGGTTTTCCCGAACAACATTTCTCTCAACCTGTATCACGCATGGCAGATCAAGATCCAGACAAATGGAGAGGTATTCGAGATCTAGTTAGAATGAGATTTGCGGAAACTCTTGGAGTTCATTCAGCGGCACTATTCAACTACTATCCAAAAGGTGGACATGTAGGTTGGCACACAAACTGGAATGCTCCAGCTTATCAGATTCTATTCACATGGTCTAGAACTGGTGATGGATATTTCAAATATCACGATCCCGTTAAAGATGAAATTGTTACAATACAGGATACAAAAGGTTGGGCATGTAGACACTATTATTTCGGTGCAGAAGCAGAACCAGAATATCATTGTTGGCATGCTGCATACGCAGGATGTGATCGTATTACACTTGCATACAAATTTCACAGTGGCCCAGACGGTAAAACAAGTGGTAAGGGAACCACAAAAGATCAACTCGCCCAAGACTTGAGAGATGATTTAATTTATGAAATAGAGGAAGAATCATGAAAAAGGAAATATCAACATATTACAAACATAACTATGAAGGTAAGTTTGCAAAGAAACCAGACGAGGGTAGACGTGCAGTAGTTAAGTTTGACACAGAGTCCGCAGAGTCTTATATAGACTACTATGACACGAAAGGTAACGTGTTCTATACCGAATATTTTGAAGGTAAGTCTGTACACTATGTAGAAGATGCCGCTGAGAACTGGGCATTAGGATATAAGAAATTGGATGGTAAAATAACACAGGGGAGTTTGTTATGAGTGGGTTGACAGATCCAGACGAACATGTTACAATGGTTCTATCAGACATTTATAAGCAAAAGGAAGATGCGATGGCATATGGTAATGAAGAAACTTTGAAAGCAGTAAATACTATTCGTGTTCTAAACGAAACAATAGAACATTTTAAAACGAAAATAAGACCTACTGCAACGGGTCATATACATACTACAATTTCTTCTCTTGAAAAAAGAGTAGAGGAACTGACAAGTGCAGTGACACATGCTTGATAATGATTCCAGAGCAAGTAGGGAATGGTATAACGCAGATGGTTCTAGTAACTACAGTTTGAGTATTGAAGTACCTAAACCTAAACTACTTGTCATAGGTCACGGGAGACACGGTAAGGATACTGTGTCAGAGATTCTATGTAAAGAGATGGATTTGCACTACCAGTCTTCCAGTGAGTTCTGTGCTGGCCACGTGATGTTTCCAGTATTATCCAAGAAGTATGGATACAAGACTGTCGAAGAATGTTATGCAGACAGACATAACCACAGACAAGAATGGTATGAAATGATATCAGGTTATTGTGGGTCAGATCTTGCACGACTAGGCAGAGAGATATTCCAGAAGTTTGACATATACTGTGGATTGAGAAATAAACGCGAATGGTCTTCTATGAAGAACGAAGGTGTTTATGACTATGCAATCTGGGTAGACAGATCAGACTATCTAGAAAAGGAAGATGAAACTAGTAATAGTATGCAACCTTGGATGGCTGACTTCTTTATTGATAATAACGGTACAATAGCAGACCTAGAGTATAATGTAAAGACTTTAATAACACATAGATTAGTATGACGCATGTAGAAAGATGGATTGGTGGTAGTATGACGCTTATAGAAAGATGGGGTTGGGAATACCACCCCAACAAATGGACTGTTATTGTCAGGGGTAATATACAAGATCTAACTGATTATGAGGTAACAAAAATCGGATCGGCTGTAATGACACAGATGGTTGTTGTCTTCAAAGACCAAGACTTAACACCAGATGAAGAACTTGCATTCTGTAGAAAGTTAGGTAAGGTTCAGAGTACAACTCACGAACGTACCAAACACATATCCCTACAGGATGGAATACTCAGGGTAACTGGGGAGAAGGATAAACACGGAGAAGAAGGCTTGTTTGGCCACGTCAGTGCATTAGACTGGCATGCAAATCAACCATCGAATAAGAAACGTATGCCATTGATATGGTTGTACGGTAAGAAAGGTACAGAGGGTTCTAGAACGTCTTGGATCAATATGATTGAAGCGTATAGGAAGATGCCCGAGAAACTCAGAGATAGATTAAAGGGTAAGAAGGCATACTTTGGATATGAGAGTGGTAAATACAGTACAAGTAAATTCTTTAACGAACATGTGAACAAAGAAAACCTATTTCCAATAGTCATGGAGAATGCGGCTGGACTAGAAGGTATATACTTTCCATTCCTACAAATGTTTGGTATTGACGGTATGTCAGATGTGGACTTCAAAGACTTGATTGAAGAAGTCAAGAAACATGTATTGAGACCAAATTTTGCATACCACCACGACTGGGAAGATGGTGATGTAGTTCTCTCAGAACAGTGGTTGAGTATACACAAAAGATGGGAATTCGAAGGAATGCCCAACAGAGTTTTACACAGAATCGCATGTGATTATAGTAACATAATTGCAACACAATAATACGCGGATTTCCGCGTATAGGCGATATTTTATATAAATAATCTCATACTAACTATCATGAAAGGATTTAGTATGGAAGTAATAGCAAATGTAAAAGCATGGGCGTCTGGATTAGCAGACCTCGGTGTTAGCATTGCTGCGTTAGCAATCATTGTAGAAGTCCTCGGTATGGGTGCAATCCCATTCATGGGTGACATGAGCGTGATAAGTAACGTGTCAAGCATAATGGCAAGCATTGGTTCTGAAGGACTAATGGGATTAGTAGCCGTATGGGTTCTATATTCAATATGGAACAGACGATAATTTAGTGTAACTATTTTATCACAGTGTATTTAAAAAAGATTTATATACTGGACACAGACGATTGTTTATGGTTAAATAGTCGTATTAACATAGTTGATGAAACAACTTGAAAACGGAATGGACATGGGGGCAGTACCCATCTCCTCCACCACATACACTTTCTGCGTACTTACAGGTGCGTGGTGCTGTAACACCAAAAGAAGATGCTTGAACACGAGGGTCGGATGATTGAAAGTGTATTTGATGGGGGAGAAATAGAATCGACATACGTTGTAGGGAAGTGGAGACTATCGGTTGTTCTCCGTAATTGGAACAAAAAAGTAAACGCAAACGATAACTTTGCACCTCGTGAATTCGCTCTAGCAGCTTAATTTAACGGAGCTGACGACTTGCTTGGCAACAGAAAAGTCGCAACAATCATTTTCATAACAAGGAAAACATAAATGAAAAGTTTAATTCTTGCAAGTGCCATAGTTGCTGTTACAGCAATCTCCGCACATGCCGAAGGTGGCAGTTTAATGTCATCTCTAAAACCAGACGCATCAGTAGAGTATGCTATGAAAGCAAAAGCATGGTCAGGTGACGTTGGAATAACAGCATCAGTCGCTGGTATCACAGTCCGTCCAGCAATGGATTGGTCTTACTCAAGTGGTAATTCAATCGCAATCTCAGGATCTTCTGTTAAAGCAACTATGCCTTTAGCTGGTGGGATGTCTGCTTACTCAAAACTATCTTTAACAAACAAATTCAAGTACAATGACGTTACAGTTGGAATTGCATTTAGTTTCTAAGAAGTAAAGGTTTATTATTATGGATAAAATCACAGAATTTCTTTTGAAATTATTCAAAATAAAACCAAAACCACAGGTAAAATACCTCAGTGGAAAACAGTTCGGCACTAAATAGTCGCGTCGGGGGTCTTGGTTAACCCCTATTTTCACGACCTATATACTACTCAACCCTCATAGCAAGGAAGGAAAACATATTGCTAAAATTAATTAATATTATGATAGTCGGTCTTTTATTGACCGCAACGAGCGTGGTTGCAGAACCACTTAAAGTCGGTTTCATCTACATCGGGCCTCCAGGCGACCACGGATGGACATACCGACACGACATCGGAAGAAAAGACATTGAAGCACATTTTGGTGATAAAGTCATAACAACATTCCAAGAATCAGTTCCCGAAGGGCCAGACGCAGTAAGAGCAATCACTGCATTGGCATTAAGTGGACATGATTTAATCTTCACAACATCGTATGGTTATATGGATCAGACACTTGCAGTAGCGAAGAAATTCCCTAATGTAAAGTTTGAACATGCAACTGGATGGAAGACTGCTGACAACGTATCTAACTATGGATTGAAACTATAT